GCTTGCTCCTCAATCTTTCTCTCTATGCCTAAGGTGATATAATGCCCGTACAAAGCCAATGCTATGCGGCAATTCTCGGGTAAATCCAATGCTGTCCTTGGTTCCACATAATCCTCCGGTTCCCACTCGGGAACGTCTAAGGCATCAATGGCTTGGTCATAATCTGCGCAGATAAACTGCTCAAAGTCGTCTTTGGTCATAGTAGCTTCTCCCTTACACCTAATCGCTTTGCATGCTCTTCGGCGGCTATTGCAGCGTATGCCCATGACTTGAATTCACCGGTTGGGAAAGTGGTTTCTCCATCATAGTATACACAATAAGCCACTAGGCGCTTCCGAATGAATAGCGTGATACTTAGATACTTGCCATTAGATAACCACCAGGAGCGTTTGGGGTTACCCTTAGCATTCTTCCCCCACCCTTCTAGGTCAAAGGGAGCAAGGTTGTGACTAGCTGGTTCTTTAGCCTTATGGCTTGGATGCCAAGGTGGGTCATAAGCAACTAGTCCCTTAGAGCGAAATGTGTGCGTACTCATTTGATTCCTCCTTCATATTGGCACTTCCTATAGCAGCATAGAATTTATGTAAATGTAATACATTATCTTATAGCCCCTGATGGAATCCCAACAAATGTATTACATTTACATAAATTCTATGCTGCTACAGAAGAGTTGCGGTGCATTTTCCTCTACCTGTCTTGAAGGTCTTGGCTTTACCTTTGAGGCAATTTGAGATTTGCGCCACAGTGACCTTCTTCCCTAATTGTGATAAATTCTTTGCGGCCTTGGTCAGGGAGTCATATTGGTGTGATTTCCCAGTATCTACAGCTGTTATTACTACTTTCTTAGAGCGGTCTTGATTATGAGACATCAATCGGAAAGAATTCCAGTAAGTAGTTGTCTCCGTCGCATTCTTCCATAGATTGATTGTCAAACAAGTCCCCGGCTTGAAGGGACCTCTAAAGTGAGGAGGGGTCTCAAAGGGCGAGTTATTCTCTATTATGGTTACATACCCGCTCTTAGCGTCCCAAGTGTCAATCATTTCCACGATGCCCAATTTGAGTAATCCATCTAGTCGGAGCATTTCTATATGGACCATAGACCTCGGAATTTTATTTCCTTCCCAATCTACCGCATGAAGAGCTTCCTTCAGATAGGAGAGAAGTTTAGGGGCGTTGAGGTAGAAGAATTTGGTTAGGGTTCCTTCGGTATGCGAGCAAATAACATAGTCAGAATCACCCCATGTCTTTACGTAATCCTCAGGACTTCTGGGCAGCCACAACACAAGGGCGTCTTCGGTATGGGTCCTCTCTAAATCTGAGCGTGCTATAACGAGGTCCTTTACTTTTCTACAAATCGTGGTATAAGAGAAGGAAGTTATAGGCTGGCCCTGATAATTACCCCAGTGGGTCAAGGTCAAATGACCGCGTTCCCATTGCTTTGACTTCAGTATAGAGCCTGTCTTATGCCATCTAGTACGATAATACCATTCTTGAGTGTTGAGGATTCCATCTATTATCCCTAAATAATTTATTCTCACTTTGTACAACATATATGCTCCCGCGTATAAATAAAGAGGCCTACGCCATACTCCCCGGTCAGAAGGAATACAACATAGGCCTCAAGTGGGCTAATTTATGTTTCTGACCGTATGTAGTAAAGGCCCCCATGAACATCCTACACTATAATGTTCAGCCTGTCTCTAATTAGTATAAGCTTGACTTTAGACTTCATCAACAAAGACTTCGGGAGCAATTCGTATACTAATCTTACTATGGAATACGTAGAGAAACAATATTGGTCCGATGGACTCAGATTTCATAATGTCCGGTCGGTACTGCGAGCAGGACAAGATGAGGCACCTCCTCGATTGAGAGACTTAGCTCGGTGGCTTGCTGAAGAAGAAGTCTATCATTGCCAAGTAGCAAATACGGGAAACGACCCAACAGCTAAGCAGTCTTTAGCAGAATGGCGTAAGAAAGTAATGAAGATTGTTATAGAGGAAGAAGCCAAGAAATCTTCGCAATTAGCAAGCAAGCCATTGCTGCGTTCAACGGACTCACGGAAAGGACAAGGATGTATCAACGGAATGGCTCATCGTGTACGTTGTGTGGAGACTAAGAAAGAATTTGAGACAGTCAAGGCAGCCAGCAGAGAAACGGGAGCGACTCCGTCCTGCATTAGGAAGGCGTTGAAGAATCCGAAGAAGATAGCGGCAGGGTATCATTGGGAGAATGTTGAGGAAGAAACGGACCATACAGAGCAAGCCATTGCGGCAAATTGAGAATAGTATGGGCTTTCTTTCCATTCAACCTCTTAGCTAATTTCTCAACCATGCTATGGCAATCCGAGCATAACAAAGCAAATCTAGCAGGGTCTAAGTTCTCATAGTCATCGGGAAAGAGATGGTGAATCTGCAAGCCCTTCTTGTGCACGCCACAGCAATCACAGCGACTATTATGTAGAGGGACGAACACCATTCTGAACTTCTTCCAGGCAACCGTAGTGCGGAACCTAGAATGTGAGTTATTCTTCATATGTAGTTAGTCTCCCACTAATTGGATATAGAGAAAGAAAGACCCTGGGGAAGGAAGGCCCAGGGTCTTAACAAGGAGAAACATCATACATCTCGGGTCACCCCGATTATTATATTAGTATAAACCGAATACCTAAGGAGAAGTACATTTAGATGAAAGGCATCAAAGACTTATCGAGAGGACGAGCACTCAGGGAACTGTCTGAGTATATGCACGGAGAAGCCAATAATAATCTGTCTACTCTTGAAGTAGATGCAGGTACGTGGTTGTGCTCCGCGCTTATGAAGGAAATTGTAGGAGGAGGTGTGCAGATGTTCACCTTCTTCAATCGTAGTCATAGGTATGAACAGGTAGTAGCCACCTTCCAGACTCTGCTTGACCTAGCAGGACTAGTAGGATTCAAGCCGGTTCCGGGCGGCTTTACTGATGGAAAGAACTACCTTAGGATTCTCACCGAGGACACCATCTATAACAGAAAGTACCTTGCTCCCGTCTATGAGTGTCTCTTAGCTAGTGAGCACCCACAGGACATTGATGCGAGCAAGCCCTTCTTGTATGTACCTGAAGCCAAGTACATTGACTTTCCGTGGGTGATTGAAGAGCTTCTTATTCACCTAGACAGGCCCATGGACGCGCATGAGTTGAAGTTGTATCCGCCAGAGATTGAGCCGGTACATAAGCTCATTGATGCAATTCTTGACTATGCAAAGCTTGAATACACAGAAGAGATGCGCATAGTTCCTATGGAAGATTTAGGCGTCGTATGCTATGAGATTAGCGCCATTGACCCTAGTAGGTATGGCTTCAATCTGGTAGTGCTAGAGCGACCTGAGCAGTCTGACCGCGCCAAAGACATGATTGCGCAATTTGAGGACTATGTCAAACGAGCACAATCTGCAGCTCCTGCAGCTCTTATTGACCAGACTGCCGGAATGTAAGGAAGAGAGAGCACGCCAAGCTCTCTTGACCCTTATTTACATTGAAGCGTTACCTATTGCCCGCGTAACTTTGTATTCAGTTCTTCGTAAGAAGAATCTATACAAGTCGCCCGAAGAGATTGACGATATAGTGCATGATGCGGTGGCTAAATTGGTCATGCAGTATACTCGTCCAGCCTTCGAGATGGAACATGTGCGTAATTACATATACCTTATGGTAATAGGCACCTTGTTCAACTATGGGGACAAGACCTTCAATCAGCGCCATTGCCAGTTTCCTGATGAGGGAGAAGAAGATATTGCAGCAGTAGTGGTCTTCTATGGTGATGATGAGTATGAGAATGAATTGAAGTTACAGGCTATGTATGAAGATTTGGGAGAGTATGAGAGAGAATTTATGGCTCGCTTTGGTGAAGCAGTAGTTCATTCTCGCGCACGTACTCCTATTACTCGTTTCCGTAAAGGAATAGAAGCGACGAAGGACCTTATGCCTCGTCGCTTCTTCTATGTTCATGTAGAAGCACTGAAACTGCTTCAGAATGAGCTATAACTAATGAAGGAGTTTGTTATTATGGATGAGGATACAACCAATATTCCTGAAATCACGGCGGACTCCCCATCTACGCCTAAAGCTAAGAAGCCTAGGAAGAAGGAGGAGAAGACTAATCCCTCTTGGTTTGTCAAGGGAGTAAGCGGCAACCCTAAAGGCCGAACGCCTAATGAGATATCTCTGAATGAATTCCTTAGACAGATGGGCAGCACCTCTATAGTTGTTATTGATTCTACTACCGGTGAGCAGCGCACTGTTCCCCGTAAGCAACGACTTGCAGAGGTGGCTTGGGAGGAGGCTATCACTCATAAAGACTTCAAGTTCGTCAAGTTTATTTATGAGAGAGTAGACGGCCTCCCGTATATGATGGAGCCTGACGCTAATAAGAGAAATGATAACGACATAGACTTTGGCCGCTTCAAGGTACAAGGTAAACTCTTTGACGAACAGCTACAGCTTCTTCTCTCTAAGAAGAGAAAGATGTATATGTTGTGCGGTCGTCGTAGTGGTAAGACCTTTGCTATTGCCGCTAAGATGGTTGATATGGCCCTTACCCATACTTCAGGGTCGGTGTATTACATTACTAAGACCTTCGCTCAGGCTCATAAGAACATATGGAATTACATTATAGACCTGCTAGACTTGTCCGGGGTGACCTATAAAGCTCGCTCTGCAGAAGGAGTCATTGAAGTAAGTACTGGTTGTTCATTGGGAATTTCTGGCTCAGACACTATTGACCAAGTTGATAAGCTTCGCGGTAATAAATACTTGGGAGCCTTTATTGATGAGGTTCAGTCTATCAAGTATGTCGGCTATCTCGTACAAGACATTATAGCTCCGGCCCTTAGGGATTATTCTGATAGCCAGTTGATTCTATCTGGCACTCCTTCCCGTGCAGAAGGAACTAAATGGGAAGAGTGGTGGAAGACTACTAACCCCGACATCCTGAAGCTTCATTGGACTATGGAACGAAATATCCATATTCCTGAGACAGAAAGGTCCTTTGAGAAGATTCGAGCTGATGAGAACCTTACTGAAGATAGCCCACGCTTCCAGAGAGAGTACTTGGGTGAGTTTGTCTACGACAAGGAAGCTCGAGTTTATGTTCCGTCGGACAGAAATTACTATGAGTTCTCCCAGTTTGAGGATTGGGTCAAGATGCATCGTTGCACGGACTTTGTTCCCCGAACTGACCAGTGGGACGATAGAAAGCCCGCCCATACTCTGCAAGACATTCACTTTACCGGTGGATTAGACTACGGATTCTCTGATTCTGACGGATTTGTCATTGTTGCCTATTCGGATAGCTCCCCAGAACGCTGGATACTGCATGAGTATAAACAGAATCATACGGGAGTTGCTGAGGTAGCTGCCGCCGTTAGACAAGGCCTTGACAAGTTATACAAGACTATTCCGCTGTTCAAGACTGCGGTAGACAATAATGATTTCCTTATTTATGCAGACTATGGTGGCGGCGGAGCTAAGATTTCAGCTGACTTGCGTACTACGTATGCATTACCTATAGTCAACGCCATTAAACAGAATAAGGACCTCGCTATAGATATGCTTCAAGAAGACGTTAGAGTAGCCAGATTGCGTATGCCTAAGGGTGGTGCTTTCGATACCGAGACTAATTCTATTCTATGGAAGAGAGACGAGGACGAGCATATCATTCGTGAAATAGATGATGATGCATTCCACCCCGACGTGTCCGACGCTCTGTTGTATGCTATGCGCCCTATATGGAAGTATGCTAATCCTCAGGAGGATAAGAAATGACCGTGAGAAAGAAACTAGCTACGTGGCTCTTTGATTGTATGATGGAAGATAATAAGAATCGTGAGAACATTCTCACCGCGCTTACTGTTGACTATAATCTGATTGAAGACATTCTTAGCAAAGCACAAGAGGGGAGCTATGTTGAGTTCAAGCTCAATAATGGTAACTCTATTATCATAGGTAAGTCCGACGGCAAGGTGAATTCCCGTAGGTCATCTGTCGGCACCTATTACTAAGGAGATTGAGTAATGAAACCAACATCCCCAGACCGCTTGGATAACATCAGGACTGATATCAGCTGGTTGTATACTAAGCTGTCAGTTCGTGAAGCTCGCTACATTAGAGACTTCAACAGATACTATACCAACGGAAGCCGTAGAGATAGTATTTGGGAGCTCTACACCGCACCTATGACGTATTGGGCTGACGTTAGTCAAGGCGGTGATAATACCAGTAACCAGTCTAATGAACCGGATACTGTTCTCAACGTTATCAAGTCCGCTATTGATACTAAGGTATCTAAGCTTTCACAGCTTAAAGTGCGCCCATTCTTCAATCCCGTCAATGGCACCTTCAAGACTAGAAAGGTCTGTCGACAGGCATTGGATTACTTTGACGCCTACTTTGACGACCAGAAGATATATGAGAAGGCCGCTTATGTATATCGTAACGCCCTCATCTTTGAGTATGGTTGTCTGTACATTGATGATGAATCTACTAATGCTACCGTAGTAAATCCGTGGGAGTACTATGTAGACGCTGCCGAGTATAACTTTGGCAAGCTTAGTCGTTGCATGTATTACCGCAAGCAATACCCAGCTATAGCTTTGCCTCCTGCCGCTATGAAGTTAGACGAAATCAAGAAGCTTCTAGAGGTAAACCCCACCCTCAAAGGTGATTACACTATTTACTTCGACTTGTATAACAAGCGCAAGTATAAGTTCTTCAAGACTATTCTTATTGAAGAGACTGAGCTACAGTCGGATATCCCACCCTTCCTTATTATGTGGTATAATCGCCCTATCAAGGGATTCCAGTCAACGTCTATGGCTACCGATATGTATACGCAACAGCTCTTCGTTGATAGAGTGTCTAAGCGTATTGACGCTGCTACCAGAAATGCCCCCTTCAATGTCACATTCCTTCCTGAAGGTATAGGTGTCAAAGAGACTAAGCTTAGCAACGAAGCGGGCTTGGTAGTCCAGTATAAGGCAGAAGGTGGTCCTGCGCCTACCGTCGCTACTCCTCCGCCTATTGACCCTGAGTGGACACGCCTATTGGATGGTATGCAGACCCGCATGTATAGCCTACAAGGTATCAGCGAGCTCTCTGCCGTAAGTAAGAAGCCCGCAGGATTGAATTCTGGCGTTGCCCTTGAGACCTATGAAGACGTTGAGTCCGACCGTCATAACGTAGATGTTATGAATTATGAGCATTTCTTGGTAGACATTGCCAAGCTAGTTATTGAGATATTCCCTGAGAAGCTGCCGGTATTGCCCGCTACACTCAAGAGAGACAATAGCATCAACTGGAAGGACATCAAGGAGCAGAGGTCTCTTATGACTATTCAGTTCAGCGCGTCCTCCTCTTTGAGCAAAGACCCGTCAATTAAGCTTGAACAGGTCCAACAGCTTATGAAGATGCAGATGATTCAACCAGGACAAGCTGCCTCCCTGTTGGAGCTTCCTGATTTGCAGGAGGCATTCTCTGCTGCCACCGCTGAGTATGACTATTGTCAGAGAGTTATTGAGAGAGCCGTTGAAGACGAGAATTATGACTTCTTTGAGGTTGTCAACTTTGACGAGTTGCTTAGACAGACCGCTTTGTATATGAAGCAGCTTGACGCTAACAACGAAGACCCAAAGATTATCAAGAGGCTTGAGCAGCTTATGGTTAGGACCTTGGCTATGCAGAAAGGTATTGAACAGATGGCAGCGGAGCCTGCTGTAGGCCAAGCCGGAGCTACTCCTGTTGACCAAGCATCAGCAGATATGAGTCAAGGACAAGCGCCCCAGCCTATGGTAGGGCCTAATCCTATGGCACCAGCTAATAACGCAGTTCCTTTAGCTCCGCAGATGTGATACTAATTAGGAAGTAGCGTCGTTTGCTCACTAGGTTTGTGAGCTATATATAATGAACGATGACTACAGAGGAGTGCATGAATGATGAACATTGACGCACTATCGCCAGAGCAGACCAAA